AAAACTCGTCAGGGGCGAGGGATGAATACGAAGTACGCCGCGTCGTCTCGCAATAAAGCGAAGAAGAAGTATCGCGGACAAGGTAAAGGATGACTTTTAATTTAACGCTCTACACCTATCTCGCTCCCAGTAAAGTCTGTGGTGGGGTGGGTGTTTTTTCTTTAATCGACATTCCAAAAGGAACAATTATATTCGAATCAACAAAGGAAATTAAAGTTCCATGGAGTTCTATACCCGAAAATATCCACGAAAGAGTGAAATCAATTACTCTCAATGACGAAGAAGGTTTCTGGATTGATTGCGACCTTAATAAGACCTATGGTGCTTATTACGTCAATCATACAGATGAAAATGAAAATGTTAGGTATAATTATGAAAATGGATCTTGGTATGCTACAAGAGATATCTCTAAAGATGAAGAGCTTCTCAACACATATGAGGAGGAGGAAAAAGATTGGCTTACTTAAATCATAGTTTACCTGATTGGTCTTGTTATATTCGTAATGAGTTCCTTCATAATCATAAAAAAGGGCATGGAGAAGTAAGTAAATGTGATGTACACTCCGTAGCAAGTATAGAAAAGCGTGTTCCTTTGTTTGAGGCATTTTTAGAAAATGGTGTGAACTGGACACGAAGACCTTTACATGCATTTTGCTGGCGTCCTGATGCAGAAATAGAACCTCTAGAGGATATTATGTACTGGGACTGCTTTTCTCCGTACATTGACGTTCAGAGAAGGCATAGATTAGCGAATTTAGACGCACAATTAATTCGTCCAGATGGAAAAAAGGTCTTAGGAACCTATATGTTCACTCTTGATTGGTCATGGGAGAACAAAGGTGTGCCAGATTTAAATTTTTCAGAGACTCCAGAGCATAAATGTGCTCATTTATTCAAAGTTGAGACTGGAAATTACTATGCATATCCAAATAATCGAATTATTTGGTACGATAATGCATGGGTTTTCAAACGAATTGACAAAAATCCTGGATATGAAATTGATTTAACAGTTTACTCAGTCGAAAATAAGAGAAAATTGGAGACTTCTGACCACTACATGTATGAAATTACCGATCTAGAGCAAAAATAAATAGTTCAAGGGATAGCAACCCCTCTAAAAGTTCTGATTTCATGTAAATCAGGAGCTAAAATGGGACAATCACCTGTCGATAGGAACAGAGAGTACATGAGAGAGATGTGGGGAACCACTAAACTCGTCTCAGATTATGGTTCTATGCAACATAGTGACCAAAAAAGAGTTCTAACAGAGGTAATGCACGATACTGCACCTCGTCATGACCTTAAAAAGCAGACAGAACTCCATGAAAAGATTCGTAATGATGAAGATTACGATGACTGGGGCTATGGAACTGAGCCAATATATGGCAATCCTTGGGTGTAAATATAAATAAAGCAAGAAAACTTCTTGACAAATGGCAGTCACAAGGATATCAAGAGCATTTAAGGACATTAGTTTGTCTTTTGAGCCCCATCCTGTGACAAAAGACCTACCTGTACTCAAGAATGCGGCGGCAATTACCCGTTCAATTCGTAATTTGGTACAAACAATACCAAACGAACGCTTTTTCCAACCACTTTTAGGGTCTGATGTGCGTTCGAGTCTGTTTGACTTCGTTGATTTTGGTACTGCCACCGTAATTCAAGAGCAAATATTGACAACTATTGATAATTACGAACCAAGAGTCAATAATGTAAAGGTAGAAGTTGACCCTCAACCCGATAATAATACGTTTGAGGTCACTGTTTTGTATAATATCATTGGTCAAGACGTTCCTGTTCAGCAATTTACATTCTTATTAGAGGCTACCAGATAAAAAGATGCCTTTTACAAAATTTACCAACCTAGATTTTGACCAGATAAGGACCTCGATCAAAGAATATCTCCGTGCTAACTCAAATTTCACGGATTTTGACTTTGAGGGGTCTAACTTTTCTGTCTTGATCGACACGTTAGCATATAATACCTATATTAATGCCTTTAATGCGAACATGGTAGTCAACGAATCCTTCTTGGATTCGGCAACTTTGAGAGAAAACGTCGTTTCTCTCGCTAGAAACATTGGTTATGTACCTCGCTCTAGGAACGCCGCTAAGGCAACGGTAAGTTTGAGCGCACAAACTACGTCAGCATCTGATACACTGACCTTACAGGCGGGTCTAGTGTGCGTAGGAACAGCAGAAAACAGCAATTATATCTTCTCAGTACCAGAAAGCATCACTACGACTATTAACTCTGGTGTTGCTAACTTTAATAACATTACAATCTACCAAGGAACCTATCTTAAGAAGCAGTTTGTAGTTGATGGTTCACTTGATCAGCGTTTTGTACTTGATAATGCTTTCATTGATACCTCAACTATTGTCGTAAAGGTCAAAGGTCTTTCTGATAGTGGTGAAGGAAGAGAATATTCGCGTGTTGACAATATTATCAATATCAATAAGAACTCTGAGATCTATTTGATTCAAGAAGTTCAGGATGAAAAGTACGAACTTCTATTTGGAGATGGATATTTTGGCAAAAAACTGGAAAATGGTACGATCATCACTGTTTCTTACATTATTACTGATGGTGAAGATGGAAATGGCGCTGCTAGATTCTCATTCTCAGGAAGATTCTTAGATTCTCTCTCCAATACCGTCATTCCAACCAATACTATCAGTGTTACTACTGTAAATTCGGCAGCAAACGGTAGTGCTATCGAAAGTGTTGACTCAATTAAGTATTTTGCTCCAAGAATTTACGCTTCTCAGCACAGAGCAGTGACGACTCGTGACTATGAAGCGATTATTCAGCAAATTTACCCAAATACTGAGTCAGTTTCAGTTGTTGGTGGTGAAGAACTGGACCCACCAGAGTTCGGAAACGTTGTTATCAGTATCAAACCAAAGAATGGTGACTTTGTTTCAGAATTTGACAAGCAAACCATCCTCACAAAACTAAAAGACTACGCACTTTCCGGTATTAACCAGAGAATTACTGATCTTAAGGTGCTGTATGTCGAAATTAATTCTGGAGTTTACTACAACAGTTCCCAGGTCACCAATGTTAATGCTCTGAAGACCAAAGTATCTTCAGTTCTCAATACATTCGCAAGAGCAAATATCAACCAGTTTGGTGGTAGGTTTAAGTACAGTAAACTGTGTCAAACTATTGATAATGCTGATAATGCCATCACCTCCAATATCACAAGAGTTATTATTCGTAGAAACCTGAAGGCACTTATCAACCAGTCGGCACAATATGAGTTGTGCTACGGCAATAAGTTCCATATCAACAAAGAAGGTTTTAACATCAAGAGTACTGGTTTCACTCTGGCAGGTAGAATAGGTACATTCTACTTCACAGACGTACCTGGAAGCGGCGACAAGGGCGTTATTTCCATTGTTAAGGACATTAACGAAACTGGTAAGTATGAGGTCATAGTGAAGTCAGCAGGCACCGTAGACTACACTAAAGGTGAGATTATTCTCAACACTCTTAACATTACGTCTACAGCAGTTGCCAACAATATTGTTGAGATTCAGGCGTTCCCAGAGTCCAATGACATCATCGGATTAAAGGATCTATATCTATCCTTTTCTGTTGCTGATAGCACCATAAATATGGTTAAAGATACTATAACATCTGGCGAACAGATCTCTGGCGTCGGTTATAAGGTTACTTCTAGTTACTTAAACGGAGAACTTAAGAGAGGATAAAATGATACAAACGGGCTTTGAGAAGAGGGTAAAAGTTCAGCAAATAATCGAGAGTCAACTACCAGAATTCATACTTTCAGAAAGTCCAAAAACAGTAGATTTTCTAAAACAATATTATATCTCCCAGGAATATCAGGGTGGTCCATCAGACCTTTCTGATAACCTAGACCAGTATCTAAAGTTAGATAACCTGACTCCAGAAGTAATCGTTGGTGAGACAACTCTGTCCGCTGGTATTTCATCGACAACTGATACCGTAAGGGTAGCAACAACCAAAGGTTTCCCCCTGGAATATGGTTTATTCCAGATCAATGATGAAATCTTTACCTATACTGGTATCACCACAAACTCTTTTACTGGTTGTATTAGAGGTTTTTGTGGAATTACTTCATATAGAACAGACTTAGACTCTGAAGAACTTATTTTTGAGAACTCATCAGCAGCATCTCATGCTGTTGGTTCTACAGTTGAGAACTTAAGTACCCGTTTCCTCAAAGAATTTTACAACAAACTCAAGTATTCCTTTACTCCAGGTCTTGAGAATGTTGACTTTGTATCAAACCTTGATGTAAACAACTTCATCAAAGAGGCAAGAAGTCTCTACGAATCAAAGGGAACTGAAGAATCATATAAAATTCTCTTTAAGGTTTTGTATGGTGTTGACCCACAAGTCATCGACCTAGAAGAATATCTCCTAAAACCATCTGCTGCGGAATACAAAAGAAGAGAAGTTATTATCGCTGAGAGAGTTTCTGGAGATCCAAACAACTTGGTTGGTCAAACTATCACCAAGTCCACCGACTCCGAAACGAAAGCATCAGTATCTGAAGTAGAAATATTCACTAGATCTGGTATCAGCACCTATTACAAACTAGGTTTGTTTGTTGGTTTTGATGATAGAGATCTTATTGAGGGAACATTTGAGATTCAACCATCAACCAAAGTCATCAGTGCTGTATCTGTCGGGTCTTCAGTCGTTACCGTTGACTCTACAGTTGGTTTTGCCGACACTGGTAAAGTCATCTCCGGTAGAAATACTATTGAGTACAAAGGCAAAACTGTAAACCAGTTCCTTGGATGTAGTGGTATTGGTACAGCAATTCCAACTAAGACCGACCTTAGAACTGATGAAGTCTTCTTTGGTTATGAAAATGGAGATACTACTAAGAAAGTAGAACTCCGTATCACAGGCGTACTGTCAGAATTTGAGCCTATCCACGATATTCTTCTGACGACAGAGGGAGAAAAGATCTATACCAAGAACGTTGGTGAGAAGATTCTTAACCCAGAAACTGATAAGACAGATAAAGAAATATTTGCTAACAGTTGGATCTACAACACAAGTTCCAGATTTGATGTAGAAAGTATTAGTGGTTCCACATTCCAACTAAAGAGTGAACTCGATAAGTCAAGTCTCAAGGTTGGAGACACTGTAGATATTCTAAATGGAACTACAGAGACTGTTCTACACAGTGATGCTATTGTTGCTAGTATCAACACTTCGAATAAGCAAATAACACTTAATAACTTAAGTGGTTTTACCGCAAGTTCGACAGTTATCTACACTATCAGAAGAAAACTAAACACTGCATCTAGTAGTGGAACTGGTATTTTCTACGGCAATGACACTGTAACTAGTGATATCCAAAACGTCTACACTGACCGTAGTGGTAGTGCTTATGTTGCCTCAAACTCACTACCATCATATGATATCACAGAGAACGTTCTTAAGGCAACCATAGCATCTGCTAGTGGAAGTGCTTTACAGGGATACAATAGCACCACTGAAAAGTATTCTATTCTTTCTTTTGGTAGCAATGTTCCATTCATCACTGGTGATGAAGTATACTATACATACTCTTCATCTTCTCTGACTGGACTAACTGAAGGATATTACTACGTTAAAGTTCTTCCTTTAGCAAACCAGATCAAACTGTATGCCTCAAGATCTCTTATTGTAAGTGATAACCCAGTTGAGTTTACCTCAAGTAGTGCTAGTGGTTCTCATACATTTACACTTTCTGTCCAAAAGAGTGGATATATCTATCCACAAAAACTCCTGAAGAAGTTCCCACTGAACAGAAATGTTCAGAATGGTAATGACTCTCCAACTCTTCCAGCATCAACTGGCATGTTGGTAAACGGTGTAGAGATCATTAACTACAAGTCAACTGACAAAATTTACTCTGGTCCAGTTGATAGTGTTCGTCTCTACAATGGCGGAACAAACTATGATGTTATTTCTCCACCAGATATTGAGATTGCTTCACCTGGAACTGGGTATACAACTGCTCTAGTCAGAGCTGTTGTTGAGGGTAATGTAAAAGAGGTAAAAGTAGACCCACAAGACTTTGACCTTGTTGATGTTTTATCCGTAACTATTGATGGTGGTAATGGTTCTGGTGCTATCTTAGAACCAGTTTTAGAGACAAGATACCGCGAAATTGAGTTTGATGCCAGACTGACAGCAGGTGGTGGTGGAGTTAGCAACTCTGATGATACCATTACCTTCCTGAAACCACATAATCTTAGAAATGGTGATGCCATTGTCTACAATAGAAATGGAAACAATGCTCTCGGTGTAGGTACTTTTGGTGGAAGCAACATTCACCAAGACATTAGACTCAACAGTGGTTCAGTTTATTATGCTCAAATTGTTAATAGTTCTACCATCAAACTATATGAAACGTTTGAGAACTATGCTAGTGGTATCAGCACAGTAGGTTTTACAACAACTTCTCAAGGCATTCACAAGTTTAGAATGTTTGAGGGTAAGAAAACTCTCAAGTCTGTTAAGGTTATCAACCCTGGTAGTGGATACCAAAACAGAAAACTGAAGGTAAAGTCAGAAAATATCTCAACAGTAGAAGACTCTATCACCTTTAAGAACCATGGTTTTGCCGATGGTGATGTAGTTGTATACACATCTGATGGTTCCGTGGCAACTGGTCTTACAACTTCTGTAAGATATAAGGTTCTTAAGGTATCCAACGATACATTTAAACTAGCAAATGCTGGTGTTGGTGCCACAAACCTTACAAACTACACCAAGAGACTTCCAGTTAACATCACTGGAGTTGGTACTGATTTCCAAAACTTTGCTTATCCAGATGTTTCTATCTCAGTTAATGCTGAGTTTAATGGAGTATCTGGAGTAATTACAGCAACTCCAGTTGTTAGAGGCGAAATTGTTGACCTTTACCTTTACGAAACTGGTACTGGGTATGGTACAACCATCCTCAATTTCCACAAGAGACCAGATATCAAGATCAAAAACGGTAAGAATGCTGAACTGAAGCCTCTCATTTCTGGTGGTTCTATTGTTTCTGTTCAGGTCACCAATGGTGGCAGTGAGTATACATCTGCTCCAGACCTGATAGTTGTCGGTGATGGTGTTGGTGCCAGACTAAGAGCAATGGTTTCTGGTGGTAAAGTCACCAATGTTGTAGTACTAAATTCTGGCGTAGGATACGTCCAAAACACCACCAGTGTTACCGTGACACCTGCTGGTAGAAACGGTAGTGTTGATGCCTCTGTTAGAGCACTTACACTGAACAATCACCATCGTTTTGGTGATGAGATTCTCTTAGATAACAATGGAGAACTTGGTTATGGTGTAGTTGGTTACACGACCAGCATTGGAGACTCTGAGTTTGGTGATGATGGTACATCACACTCACCAATTATTGGTTGGGCATATGATGGAAACCCAATATATGGTGCTTATGCTTATAGTGATCCATCAGATATCAACTCTGGTATTAAAGTTCTTGCCAGTGGATATCAAAGAGTTACCGCTGATATCGTAGACAGACCTGTTGGTTTTGCTGCTGGGTTCTTTGTTGAGGACTACAAGTTTACTTCATCTGGTGATCTTGACGAGCACAATGGTAGATATGCCAAGACCCCAGAGTTCCCCAACGGTGTTTACTCATATCACGTAGGTATTACCAGTGATGGTAAGAACTCTCAGTTCCCATACTTCCTCGGACATACGTATCGTTCTGTTCCAGTTGTTCAGAACCTAGACCAAGGATATGACTTTAACAACTCAACTCTGACAAGAAACACCTTCCCATACAAAGTTGGTGATGCTTTTGCTAATAACGACTTCATCTCTGAGTCTTATGAGACTCTAATGCAGAGTGCTGTTATTGACTCTATCACTAAAGGTTCTGTTGATGGTTTCACTATTAATGAGTCTGGAAGCAACTATAGGGTAAATGATGTAGCATCATTTGATAATACAGAAACTAATGGTGGTGGACTTTCTGCTTATGTCGAAAGAGTAACTGGTAAACCCATTACTGATGTAACAACAAGTATTCAGACTTATCAGTCTAATGTCCTTGTTTGGGACAATGCTAACCAAGTATCTGTACACGTTTCCCCATCACACACATTCTTAGAGAATGACCAGATTGCTATTTCTGGTCTATCAACCTTTGTCCCTGGTCTAACAAAACTACACAAGATTGGTGTTACCTCTGAGTCAACCAAGTTGGTTGGTGAAGTTGCTGCTAACTCAACAGTTGGTTTTGTAACAGATATCTTTGTTATTAACATCCCATCCACTGTTGCTGCAGGAACCACAGTTGCCATCGGAACAGAAAGAATGTCTGTTTTGGCAACATACCCACAAAATAAAGTCATAAGGGTTGTCAGAGGCATTGCAGGGTCTGCTCATACAGCATTCACTGATGTATTTGTATCACCAAATAGATTTACACTTCCCGTTAGAACTTCTTACTTCAATTCTGGTGTTGATGATAAGGTTTACTTTAACCCCATCCACTCCGTAGGTATTGGAACAACGACGGGTTCTGACTCTTCTAGAGGGTACTTCATTGGAGATAGACATAGAACAGTATCTGTTCCCATCCAAAGTGTTTATCTACCAAACCACCCATTCAGAACTGGTCAGCAAGTAACGTTCGAAAGAATTGGTGGTTCACAAGGTTTCACAGTTTCGAACACTGAAACCAGTGCTACATTCTCAATTCCACAAAGTGGAAATAGTGAAACACTGTTTGTTGTTAAGAAGTCTGGTGACTTTATTGGTCTTTGTACACAAGTTGGACTGACAACAAACACAGAAGGTCTGTACTTTAGAAATATCACCGCCAATGGTGATAGCACCGACTACAGATACTCACTGACTTCCAACAAAGTTCAGGTAACTGCCAGAGCAGAAAAAATCAAAGCAAGAGTTTCTGTTTCTACAGCGCATGGACTTACTAATGGTGATACTATCAAGTTGAGTCTCAACTCCGAACAGTCTGTTGGTGTTGGTACTTCTGTATCAGCATATCTGAAGTATAACTCAACTTACGATCGTCTTCTTGTCAACCCAATCGGTTTTAACTCAACATCGGTTAATTCTTCGACCAATGAGTTGACTCTGGTTGATCACGGTCTCAAGACTGGTGATAAGGTATTCTACAATGCTTCCGACTTGGTTGTATCTGGTCTATCTACTGGTTCATACTTTGTTTACAGAATAGATGATGACACTATCAACCTTTCACCAACACATTATGATTCTATTTCTACTCCTCCAACAGTTGTAAGTTTTGCTTCCACTGGTGGTTCGAGTCAAGAGTTGTCAAGAATCAACCCACAACTTGAGGTTGTTAGAGACAATAACTTAGTCTTTAATGTATCAGATACGTCTCTGAATGGATATACTCTCAAACTCTTCTATGATAGAGAGTTTAAGAATGAGTTGGTTTCTATCGGTTCTTCCACCACTTTCAGCACTTCTGGTGTTGGTACTGTTGGAGTTACCACGACAGCAACCTTTACTCTCAACTACAATAAAGATCTTCCATCTAAAGTCTACTATCAGTTAGACAAGGCAGGTTTCATAAGCAGTGCTGATACTGAAGTTAAAAACTATAATGAAATACTATTTGCTGACAGCAGATATAATGGAACTTATACCGTCTCTGGTATTGGGTCAACTACATTCGATATCTCTCTAGGTGCTGTTCCTGAAGATCTTCAGTATAACCAGTCTGATACAAGTGTTCTCAAGTATTCTACTTCTTCACCAAGAGCTCTTGGTGGTGTAGACTCCATGAGAATTACCTTTGGTGGTGCCAACTATAAGAAACTTCCAAGGTTTGTAAGTATTGCTTCTTCTATCGGTGAAAATGCTGATATTATTCCAACATCTACTACTCTTGGAAGAATCAACCAAGTCACTATTCAGGACCCAGGTTTTGACTTCTCTGCTGACAAGACACTTAACCCAGAAGTTTATATCTCACCAAATATCACCGTAGTAAATAGAAACTATATTACTAGCATTGATGTAACTTCTGGTGGTTCTGGTTACACTTCAGTTCCAGATCTTGTCATCGTCAACCCATCAACAGGAACTGCTTATGACACAGGACTGGTCATAGCAAAGGTCCAGGGTTCATCCATCTCTTCCGTTGAGATTCTTGAGTCACCTAAGGGTATCTCTGAAGTAGAGTCTGAGATATACGCTATCAACAATAGCAATGGTGTTGGTATTAACAGTATCTTCTCCTCACCTGCGGGTATCGTTACTTGCGTATTATCAACTCCTGTAAGCGGTTTCACAACTGCTACAGCACCATTTGCCGTTGGTGACTTTGTATTCGCAGAATCTATTTCACTAGCATCGACTACTGGAACTGGTTTTAACTCAGCAGACTACGCTTACAACTTCTTTAAAGTAACTGCTTACAGAAATACAAACCCAGCAGAAGTTGAGTTTGATATCTCACCATACGCTACTAATGCTGGTGTAGCAGATACATCCCAGAACTCATTCGCGTTCCTGGTCAATAAGAATAACTATCCAGTATTTAATGTAACTCAAGAAGCAGGTGCTTTCATCATCGGTGAAACACTATTCACCAAGTCCGGAACCACTTATACCGAAAGAGATCTTGTCATCACCGATAACCTGAATGACTCTATCAAGGTATATGGAACTTATACTTTGAGTGAGAATCAAGTCATAGTTGGTAAGGACTCTGGCACTGTAGCAACTATTAAGTCTATTACAGAAAACAAGGGTATATTTAAGGTAAACTATGGTCTAGAAACTGACTATGGTTGGGCAACTGATACTGGTAAGTTGGATGAGGACTATCAAGTTCTTCCAGATAATGACTATTATCAGAATCTTTCCTATTCTATTAAGAGTCCTATCGAATATGAAGACTGGGTTGATCCAGTTAACAGACTTCTACACTCTTCTGGTCTTAAGAACTTTGCTGATACTGGCATTACCAGTGAGGGTAAGGTATCTGTTGCCACGAGCACAACTTCGACCAGTACCGCACTCATTGACCTAATCAGTGAAAGAAGAGTAGATAC